GCCCAATCCTCTAATTTTTTATGATTATCATCAATTAAAATATCATTAGCTGATTTTGCAAATAAATATTTGTCTTTTGCAATAATAAGATGGGATTCATCAGTTAATTGGTCAGGAGTTAATACTGGCTTTTCATTAATATTTAAATTACGTTTTACCCATTCAGTTTTACCAGAGACTGAATGTTCTCCACGACTTGGTGAAGTTAAAATAGTTGGATTATATCGGCTAAGATAGTCCCATAATTCGCGGCCGTCTTTTGTCCATGGCAGTTTTTCCCAAAATGCGGAACCGCGGTCATCAATTAGTTTCCAAATTGAGTTTTTTCCGTGTTTCTTATCATATTCAATAGGCGTCAAATGATCTGGATTTGACTTAAGTCTCTTAAAACCCCGTTTAAAGTCTACTAAAACTCCATCAAGGTCGCAAAATACGCGCTTAGCGGCTATTTTGTCTTCGGTTATGAACTGTTTAAATTTTTTAAGCATGGTCGCTGATTTCAAATGTTGTGTCTATATCTTTATTTAACACCGCAACTAGATCATTTGCCATAACTACATGAAAATCTTCACCAGCCCATTTAACATTTAGGCCAGAGTATCTTTGGTATAGGACATAATCACCTTCTTTTATTGGACACTCAGAATTTTTTGAAACCATATGGCCTACTGCAATAACAGTACCTGTATTTGGGCGCTTTCGAGCCTCAACTGGTAAAATAATACCAGTCTCTGTCTTTTTTTCAACTGAATCTGGCTTAATTAGAATTCTTTCAAACAATGGCTTAAAGCCGGTTTTTGCATCTGTACTCATTAGTTTTTATAATTTTTTTTAAATTTAAAATAGTTAAATCGCTTTCGATCATTTAATTTAACTGAATTTGCGATAGCCTCAGTTATCTCAGTTGGAAACATTGCTGTATGTAATCTGATAATAGATCGATTACGTAATAGGTTATTCTGGATCGCTAGAGTTTCGCTAGGCTCATCTATTTTTAAGACTTCACATGTAATATTATTAAGAGTAGGCATGAAAGCTGAGTCACCTGAATCAATTAGACCCTTAATTGTATTCCAGTCAAATGATTCCTTAACTCGTTCAATTACTCGAGCGGTTTTCGCTGGAGTTAATTTAGGATGAACTCTTGGAATATTATCAGATTTGTCACCAGATAAAACTTTTGTTAAAATATCAAGAGCTGGATCAATTATAAAGTGCTTATAGTCTTTTTTAGTAAGATTCTCTAACACATTTACCACAGTTGAATTATCTAATGAATCTATTTCAAAATTAAATAGGTCTATATCCGTATTTACTGAATTATTGATATCAGCAGTGGTATAGATTTTCTTAAATTTGGTCATCATTTTTGGCATTATCATAATTACTTTACGAGATCCACCTTCCAATAATTGAGTTAAGTCAGTATCGACTGACCAAATACAGATATCTTCTTGTAAATTTTCGCAAATGTATGCAATTAAGTCGTCACCTTCGGCTCCAGTAACCCGATTAGATAGTATTCCATACTCTTCAGTTAGAGTAGGTAAAACTTCAGTTTGAAAATAGTCAAAAAATAGATAAATTTTGTCATCATATTTACGGTTACCTTTATATGAAAAGTCGCCAGCTCCATGATCTTCAAATTGCTCTTTTATAAATTTTTTTCTCCAACTCTTTGAGTCAAATACAAAAAATACCGAAGAGATATTTTCTTTAAAAGGAGCAAAGATACTACCTAAATAATTTAATGAAAATGATTTAAATGCATCTTTGCTAGCCTGTTTTAACATAAATTTATCAGTTGACCATAAATCTGAAACATAATATTTTTCGCCAATGCTTTTATTTGTAGATAAAATATTTTTTACAATACTTACTGCCACATTCAAAAATGCATTACCGTCTATTACTATGTTCATAATTTAGTTTTTATCAATTGAATTAACTTCTGGTTTTACGCTTAATTTAGTAATTGATTTAGCAATTAATTCAGCTTCTTCAATTGTATATGCTCCTTTTCCTTGAGCATGAGTTGCTGCTGCGATTAAAACAATTACAGCATGTTCAAGAGTTAAATTAGTTAAAAACTTAGTATAGTCTTCTAGATTTTCATAGCTAATGCTTGATAGCAAAGTAGCCAATGGTTTCTTAGGAATATCTTCAGAATTTTCATTTTTAATTTCTTCAACAATCGGGTCAATATTATTAGTGTCTTTCATTTTAATATAATTTTTTAAAGATCATTAAATATTGAATCTAATTCATCAACTTCAGGTTTAGCTGGAGCAGCGGTTGGTTTAGTTGAGGATGCACCTAAAACATCAGAATCTATATCAATTGAGATAGAGGTACCCTTTGTTTGAGGAGCAGCTGGCGTAAATTCTAATGATTCTCCAGCTGGAGCAACCGTTCTTGAAATTGATTTTGTATTAGTAAAATGTTTCTTCATACGCTCGTCCTTTAATCCACCTACTAAATTATCAATAATTTGTTTATATGGAACAATTGCTTTGATATATTCTGCAACTTTTTCATATTCATAATCAGTCCAATCTTTATAGAAATATTGACTTAAGTCAGGAGAATTTTCTTTAAAGTATTTAGAAACAAACTGCATTACCTTTGGATCATTAGAGGTTGGAATTTCTTTACCTTGAGTTGTAATAATTAATGGGCTAACTTCGCTCATAAATTTACTTGAACTAAAATCTCTCCATGCTTTGGTTTTACGTTTAATAACTAGCACAAAATCTTTTCCAGCAGTTAATGAAAATGGATTAACTTTTTGAATAGTCATTAATTCAGATTCTGGATTAATTTCTTGTTGGATTAAATTATCAATAGTATATCCATATGAATATATTTTAATTTTACCTTCCATGTTTGGATACTGTGGATCCTTTTTAATGTAAATACATGAATAGAAATTATAGTATCGGTTATAATACTTTTTAATTTCTTCTACGATTGAAGGCTCCTCTGCGGCTAATTTCTTTAATTCCATATCAAGAGACCATAAGATTGATGGACTTCCATTTGTAGAAGGACAATCAACGAGTAGGCGCTCATTGGTTAAAGGATTAATTAATTTAGCAGCATACTTTTTGTACTTGCTCTTTGATGGATCTCCAACCCAAGGAATAAATCGAATAATCGATTTGTAAATTCCATTTTGTCCTTGATCTGGACCTGGATTGTAAATGTTGTCATCGGTTTTGCGTTGACTTGCGGCCTTGCCGGTAAAGTCGTCTGTGTTTAGATTAAATAGATCTTCCATTTTTCTTGTTATTGATTTTTATATTACTTATATAAATTATACTATAAAATTTAATTCTGGTTTCAATAAAAAAGGGCATAGTGATTAACTTGCCCTTAATTTAATAATAAGTAATTAGATTATGCTTTAGTCGCAGTAGTCTTGGTTGCTTGAATGTGAGTACGGCCTTCTTGACATGAAGCTTTAATTTCTTGTAAAAGTGCACGAGAACGAGTTCCGGCTGTTTTATTGCCTTTTTCGTAAAATTTAGCAGTTTCAGTTTCTAACTGACTAACTGAATTCTTAAGGGTTTCTAACCATGTTGGTGTCATATTAATATAGTATTTTTAGAGTATTATATTAAAAAATATCACCCGGTTTTAAGTATATTAAACTGAATCACTAATTTTAACATTTAGCTAGTAATTATTTAGATTTTAGAAATACTACATCTAAATCTGGGGTTGACGGATTATTAAAATTATCATCTGAGTCAAATGTAATATCAACAGTGCCTTTATCTACTCCAAGTAAACCATTTTTTACTTCTTCTTTAAACTCAGAGTAAATATTTGCAGGAAAGTTTCTTCTTCCAGCAAGAGCAGCCATTACTAAATCTTTGTCTGATTCCATTTTATGAACCTCTAACCATTTAGTAAGAGCCTCTGGATCTATTTCATATTGAGTAAATCGCTTAACTCCGCCTTGTCCATCGTGTGAACCAAACCATTTTTTATTTTCAGCATCCTGAATAAAAATGAATTTTGGAGAAGTATTAGCCGGTGGAGCAACTGGTGCAGCATTTGGATCAGGCGGAAGACCTGCTGCCATATCTGGAGCAGGAGGTGGCATTCCCATATCTGGAGCAGCAGGTGGTGGAGGTGGTATTGCAGCATCTGGTGCAGGAGGAGGTATTGCAGCAGGCTCATCCTCTAATAATAAATTCTTAAATTCTTTAAATTCTAATATTCTCATGAGTATTAATTATATTTTTACTAGTTTATTTATACAAAAAAAGCGGGAAATTAATTTCCCGCCTAAATTAAGATATAGATTAGTGAAGCCTTAAAGTTGAACCGGCTTGATGAATTGGATCATATGGGCAGTGTTTACAACCATTTCCGCAACATGAACCTCGCTTTGTATGATATTCTTTAGTCATTATTAGATTACCGTTTTTGTAATAATAGTCGGCATTTTTATAACTACTAATATATTCAACATATAACTGATAAATCCA